GCCACGACCGTCATGCGCTTTTTGGGAAACTTCCGTCCGTACCCGTGGGGGTGGGCAGGGTCGAGCGGTATCCACGTGCGGCGCCACGGGTGCCATGCCTCGACCCATAAGGCGTCGGCCCCGTGCCAGTACCCGAGGAGCAACCTGGCTCTGACCCCCTTGCGCTTGAGGATCGTCAAGAGGCCCTGCGCAAACTCACCCCCTCGGCCGTACCCAAACTTGAAGAAGTTTTTGGGGTCTAGGAACCGCCTGAATTGCTGCTTGGTCCCTCCCGGGCATGTATAGGTCTCGACCGACCCGGACCTGACGGGCCGCCGGGCAAAGACCCCCTGCGCACACTTGACCGGATGGTAAAACCAAAACTTTTTATAAAAATTTTCAACAAGTTTTCTGATCCAAGATTCCCAACGCGCCGGGGTGGCCGGTGGGCCCCCCGCGGGAACTAGAGTGGGGACGCGCCGGGCGGTGGCGTGCGCGACCCTGGCCCGTAGGGAGTCCCTAAGGGTCATCCTTTGTATATGTGGGTATATTTTCAGCCCGAGCACATGAGGCAGGCCTCGGGGTTTTCACGCGAGCACGCGAGGGCCGCCGCCTTGACCGCCTCGGGGTCCAGGGTGAACTTGATGGGTTGAGCCTTGGCGCGGGTCCGCAGGTAGTACATACCCGTCTTGAGTCCCTTGTGCCACCCGTACATGTGCATTGAGCTCAACTTGGCCATCGTCGGATTCTCCATGAAGATGTTCAGAGACTGCGACTGGTCGATGTAGGCGCCCCTGTCGGCCGCCATGTCGATCAGGGACTTTTGCGGAATCTCCCAGGCTGTCCGGTACACCGCCTTCAGCTGGGCGGGCAGGCCCTCGATGTGCTGGACCGACCCGTTCGCCGCGATGATGCCATCCTTGAGCTCCTTGGACCAGAGGCCCAACTTCTGCAGGTCACGAACCAGGTGCTTGTTAATCATCACAAACTCACCGGCGAGCGTGCGACGCAGGTAGATGTTGGTCGTGTACGGCTCGAAAGCCTCGTTGTTGCCCATGATCTGGGCGGTGCTTGCGGTCGGCATAGGCGCGACCAGGAGCGAGTTGCGCAGACCATACGTCATAATGCCGTGTACAATTTCATCACAATCTATATTGTTGTTGGCGTCCCAGAGGTCAAACTGGAGGATACCCTTCGACGCAGGTGAACCCTCGAAGGTTTCATAGGGTCCCTCTTCTGCTGCCAGTTTACACGACTCCCAGAGAGCCGCAAAGTAAATTTTCTTGAAGATGAGAGTGTTCAACTCGCGAGCCTTGGGTTCGTCGAACGAGTACCCCATCATCTGGAACACGTCCGCCAGACCCTGCACGCCGATGGCGATGGGCCTGTGGCGCATGTTCGACTTGCGTGCCGCCTCGGTCGGGTAGTAGTTTCGGTCGATGACGCGGTTCAGGTTCCGCGTGATGACTCGGGTCACCTCTTGGAGATTGTAAAAATCGAAGGAACGTCCAGTTCCATCGGAACTGTCCTTCACGAACGTCGGCAGACACAGAGACGCCAGGTTACACACGGCCGTCTCACCTGGACCACTGACCTCCATAATCTCGGTGCAGTTTCCAGTGATGACGCCGTTGAAGATACCCATGTGACGCTTCGGCTCGTTGAAACAGTACGTCGCATCCATGCGCCCGTTATCTTCGATAGACACGACGCGAACTCCGCGTGTGTTGGGTTTTCCCACCCCCTTGAAACATTTAGGAACGTAAGTCCCCGTATTCGGATGTCCCCATATGGAGCCCTTCGGCTTGATGAGTCCTCCGTAGTCCCCGATATTTTTCACACTAGGAATATCTGAATAATCAATCAAAACGTCATCTACAACGAGATCACTCGCATCCTTGATTCCGGAAACGAGGTGAAACTTGTGATATTCAGTACACTCGATATGAGTCCCGTTGTCGAAATTTATCTTGATAAGTTTGGCCGAATCGCTCGTCTTTCTAACAGTGACGAGTGAGAACTCGAAACCGTTCCAGATGGCCACCTCCCTATCGACAATCTCCGAAATCTCAACGTATCCATTGAGCGTCATGACCTCTGTCTCGGGCGCGACACACAGGTTCGACGACTTGACGACCCCGATGTTCTTCTGGTTCGACTTGGTGTTGACGCTGTCCTTGTAGCACATGTAGGGTGTGCCGGTCTCAATTTGGGACCGCAGGATCGAGTCCCAAACGGTCCGGGCCTTGACGACTCGCTTGAACCGCCCCTGAGCCACGTACATCCGGTACAGCTCGTTAAACTCCTCGCCGTAGACGTCCGGGAGCCCCGGACACTCGTTCGGGCACATCAGGTGCCAGTCCTCGTCAGCCTCAACCTTCTGCATGAAGAGGTCCGGGATCCAGAGGGCCGTGAAGAGGTCGCGGCACCTGGCCTCCTCGTCACCCTGGTTGAGGCGCAGGTCCAGGAACTCCATGACGTCAGCGTGCCAGGGCTCGAGGTAGAAGGCGAAGGACCCCTTGCGCTTCCCGCCCCCCTGGTTGATGTAGCGGGCCGTGTTGTTGAAGACGCGGAGCATGGGGATGATGCCGTCCGACTTGCCCTTGGTGCCCTTGATTTCAGAGCCGTTGGCCCGGATGTTCGAGCAGTGGACGCCTATGCCGCCCGACCACTTGGAGATGTGGGCGCACTCCTTGAGCGTCTCGAAGATGCCCTCGACGCTATCCTCCTTCATGGCGACCAGGAAGCAGCTGGACATTTGGGGCTTGGGGGTGCCGGCGTTGAATAGGGTGGGTGTGGCGTGTGTAAAAAACTTTTGGGACATGAGCTGGTAGGTCTCCTTGACGCGCGGGTAGTCATCCCCGTGGATGCCTAGCGCGACGCGCATGAGCATGTACTGGGGCGTCTCACCCGGGAACAGGTAGCCCTTCTGAAGGGTCCTAAGGCCAAAGTAGCCAAAAGTATAGTCACGTGAGTGATCAATCTCGGCGTCCAAGTCAAGGAGCACGCACTTCATAAACTGATCACTCACGTAGCCCTTGGTGTGCAGAGAGACGGCGCAGGTCGAAAAGCACGGGGGGCTGGTCTTGTGCATGTCGCTGACGGCCACGCGGGTCGCGAGCGTCTCGTAGTCTGGGTTTTCGGTCATCAGGTCGATCGCCACGTCGGCGCTCAAAGAGTCTATGGCGCTCGTATTGATTCCGTCATACATGTTCGAAAAGACCTTCTGAGCGACGCGGTCCGGCTGGACATCGAGCTTGGGTCCGTGTGTCCCGGCCTCGCACAGCTTACGGAGGCGGGCCGTGACTTTGTCGAACAGCATGGGCACCTCATCACCGTTCCTCTTGACGACCTTCATTGAAGTTTATGAGTCTTATTTTTTTATCCAGGTCCCTAGTAGACAATGGCGACGAAGCTGCAGCCCAGCCCGCTGACCGACGCTTTCTTTTCTGAATTTAACCGTGGACTTTTGCAGCGGTCCATGCAGGCTGAGATCAAGGCCCGCACTGGCTACGCCATCGACAAGCAGAATGACGCTGATCTGCAGGCGCTGATGAAGCGCGTCTACGTGAACATGGCGGTGGACCCCTTTACGGACGTGCGTGGTCAGATTGACCGGATGAACGCAGCGGTTGTCCGCGAGGCCACGGCCACCATCACGACGGGCGTTCTCCAGCACATGGTCTACCTGCGCGACATTGCGAGCAACCCCGTGCCGCTCGCGCCCCCGCGCAACACGAGCACCTACGGCATGAAGCTACCCTACAACTTTAAGATTGGGTCCTAGTAAATGAGACCCCTCGATGACATCCTCATCGGTTTTTTCATATTCTTCGCCATCGATAGGCTTGTGCGTCTGTTCAGCAATACAGTGGTGGCGGGCACTCTACGCCAGCGCGGTGCCAGCGCCGAGTCGATAGAAAACTGGAAGACGGGTATTGAGGCGCTCATTCTCGCCACGGGTGTCCTGCTTGTCTGGCGTTACAGACATATGCTTAACCGCTTAAACAGGTCGTGAGCTCTTAGTATAAGATGAACCAGTTTCGCGACGAGACTATGGTCATGTGCAAGCACAAGGGGTGGGACAAGGCGCCAGTGAGTACAGTATGGCTGCTGTTCACGGAGGAGGTGGGCGAGCTCGCATCTGCTATTCGCCAGTATCACAGGGCCTATCGCAAGTCGGGGCTCAAGAAGGACAAGGGGACGGACGTGGTTACGGAGATGGGCGACGTGTTCAGTTATTTATTCCAGCTCGCATCAATGCTCAATGTGGACCTTGATGAGATGTGGTCGGTCCACAGGGAAAAGGTCCAGCACAAGGTGTACAAAGAGAAAAATGTCGGCGTATGTTAATGGCGACGGCATGGATGGCCAACGATGACCTGGCCATCAACAAAATTAACCCGTACACGTGGTCCGGGACGTTTGGCGTGCCGACGGACGGCTCCAAGTGGAAGAGCGACGGCACGTACTCGGTCGAGATTGACGAGCGCCCGACCGTGTACACCGACCCCAACCCCGCGCTCAAGGACTTCAACCCGGTCCATCTGATGCGCTCGGGCCCCATGTATCTTAAAGAGATGCCCGGAAAGGCGGCGCCTCCCTTTAACGGCTTTCCGGCCCGCAAGTACGAGTTTGATAACGGCGTGGTGACGTGGAACCGCCCGGATTTGGCTCGTGGCTCGCGTGCCGAGTACGCGTTCCAGGAGCCCCGCGCCAAGACGTGGGACCTGTGGGTCATCCTGATTATCCTCGCGTCGGTCGGCCTCATTTACTCGCGTAGAGGCCGCTAGATGGCCGTGACGCGCGGGGCCACCACCTTGACGAGTTTTTTTGCTAAATTTTCCTTTTCAGTCAGAGCACGTTTATCCAGCCCGGGACAGTAATGCGTCTCGAGCTGAATACACTTCGCACAGAAATTCCCCGTGCACTCCTTGCACGTCAAAAACTTGGGGCGGTGAGGGCACTTCCACCCGGCGGGGCTCGGGGCGGACTTGCGCTCCATCTAGTACTACTTGACATTTTGGAACGGCCGCCACGTCCCACTGTACTTCACACAACCCGTTTTCTCGGGCCCGTAAGACCCCATCCCAAAACTTTTGCATGGTTTCCAGGTGCTTTGCGAACCACTCGCGGTCTCGCGTCACCCGCGTCACCATGAAGATCTCGGGCTGCTCGACCTCCGCGTGGACCGGCGGGAGGCCCTGCTCTGTCCAGGGCCCCTTGGTCGGCACATAAGCCTTGCAGGCCGGCCGATACTGCACAAAGTCGCAATTTTCAAAGTCGAGAATTTCGAGCAAGAGCTGAATCTGGGGCAGGTAGTGCTTGGGCACCTTGTCCTCGATCTTGCGCGTCAGGGGGCACTTGATCTCGAGCAGGATCCCATCCTCCGTGACGCCGTCAGCCGACCCCCCGAGGAACGGGTACTTAGGGTGCTGAACGAGACCAATCTCATGGGACTTTTTGCCGAAGCGCGCGTCATAAAGGTCGCGGGCCACGGGTTCCAAGAGGGTGCCGTGGGCCGTGGCGGCGTTTCCCGCCCAGGCCGTCTTGAGAACCTTTTTACGCAGGAGATCATCGGGCCTCTCGTAACGGTTATGACCGAGCGCGCTCGCCACGTCACTGGCCGTCAACATTGTCTCGCGGAGCGCCAGCCACTCGGGGCTGCGCTGATCCGCATATGTTCGCCCCAGTAATTCGGCCACCTTGGGATCCATTGGTTTTGAAACGCTTATCAGTCTTAAGTAGTAACTGTGCTGCGTTCTGTTCAGCTTGCTTCTTAGTACTGGCGAACCCACAACCTAGATCCTGGCCATCCACTATGACCGTCACCATGAAGGTGCCGTCCCGGTGAGCGTCGACCCTATAGTCGGGAAGGGGGAGCTTTTCCGCCTGGCACCACCGCATGAGTTGGTCCTTGTAATTGTCGTCCGTGAGATTCGTCTCTACCTTTTCAAACGACTCGAGGATGAAGCGCTTGGCGTGAACCATACCGAGGTCAAGGTACACGGCCCCTATGAAAGCCTCAAAGACATCCTCGAGGATCTTGGGGTTGGTGTTCCACCCGTTGCGCATCCCCTTTTCGTCCATGATGATCCATTTGTCAAATTCGAGCGTCTTGGCAATGGCGGCGAGCGTCGTGCCTCGGACCATCTTCGTACGGGCCTTGGTCAGGAACCCCTCCTGCTCTTTTTCGTGCTTGTCAAATAGGAACTTGGTCACGACAAAACCCAAAACGGAATCACCCATAAATTCGAGCGTCTCATAAGAGGACCCGAGGTTCTCAAAGCGCTTGAGCGCGGATTTATGGGTGAATGCGCGTGTGTAAAGTTTTTGATCTTTGATCTTGGTTCCCAGAAGCGCGTCAAGGACGCTTCTGGGAGGACCTGGGATCGGCTCCTCCATACTGTATATTATTACACTAGTTTTAAGCCTCAAGGGGGCGTGACGGAGTCACGCAGGCTTGGGATCCAAGTGGCTTCGCCACTTGTCTACTTCGCCGCCTTGGCCACCTTGGGACGCGCCGCCGCCGGCTTCTTCTCCGCCTCGCCCGCGGCCTTCTTCTCCACGGCCGGCTTCTCCGCCTTGAT